GATGGCTACCAACATGGAGTCCGACTTCGATACAGGCAACATGAGATACAAGGCTCGGGAGCGTTACAGCTTCGGATTCTCGGATCCACGTTGTGTATTCGGTTCGCCAGGAGCGTAATCGGAACTATTAAAAAATAGAGAGGGCGGCTATTTAGTCGCCCTCTTTTTGTTTAAAAAGGAGAGTGAAATGAAAATTGTAAATTGGATTACTGGTCGCCTGTCTGAACCATCGAGTTATGCTGCGATAGGTGTAGGAGTTATAGGGATAGGCATAATATCGGGTGTGGGCGAACTATTGTTCATCGGTGTTGCATGTGCTGTCCTAGGACTTATTCTTGCAGAAGAAGCTAAAAAAGACAAATAAATAGGAGGAGGGTCAAGTATTAACGCTTGACCCTTTCTTTTTCTTTTTAATTGATGTATTCTACAATCACCTTGACAGTCGCATTCCGCGACTGACATTTGCCTAGACAAGGAGATTAACATGGCTATAACTACTTTTTCTGGACCTATTAAGGCTGGAACAATCAGAAACACTACTGGAACAACCGTTGGCTCAGACATGGCTAATGTTGGATTTGTCGGTATGTCTCAAACTGCTACGCTTACTCAAGCGGCAACAACAACAACCACAGATATTATAATCCCAGCCAACAGCCAGATACTGGCGATTGACCTGACGGTTACTACTGCTTGGAGCGGTGCCGCAACGACAGTGGGATTCGGCGGCGTAGGCGCGGCTACTTCTTTAACTGCGGCGGGTGCTGTAGCCGGAGGCACGGTAGGTATTATAGCAGCTAGTCCGGGAACGGATGCTACTCGTGTTGGAAAATGGCTAGATACTGGAACAAGCGATCATCGTCTTATCGTAACCACTGCTAATACAGGCAATGGAGTTGGTGCTGTAACTGTGCGTTACGTCCAAAATAACAACGTATCGTAGCAAGCTAATTTTTAGAGAGGGGGTAGTCCCCCTCTCACTTTTATAAAGGAGAATAATATGGCGGGTTCAGACGTACAATCCACGTTTGTTGTATCGGCGGCGGCGGATCCAAATGGAATTTCAGCAAGTGCAGCGGTTGGAAACAACGCTAATTTGGTTATAGGTGGCGCGTTAGCAAGCGGTGGTGCTGTGACTTTTGATAGTCATAGAAATGTTACTATTACTTCTGGTGGTAATGATAGTGGAATAACTTTCACTGTTACTGGGACGGATGCAAGCGGCGCGGCTCTAGTAGAAACTATTACAGGAGCAAACGCGGATATAGCAACAGGAACATCAATCTTTGCAACAGTTACTCAGATAGCCGCAGTAGGTGATCCTGCGGGAACAGTTGAAGCGGGATCAGGCTCTACAATTCAAGCTACTATTTTTGCTGGAAGATGTAGATTAAAAGGTATTTATTTAGTCAGCACTGCTACGGGTGGAACGATTTCATTTAGAAACGCTTCTGTAACAGGAACGGCTCTCTTACAGTATCAAACCCCTGCGGGTGTGGGTTCGGAATATCCAGATGTCCCAGACAATGGGATGGTGTTTCCAGACGGTGCATTCCTTACTTACAGTTCTGATAACGCAACTTCTGCAACGATCTTTTACGCTTAGAGGTTCCTATGGCTGATAACATGCCAAAGAGAAATAAAAAGAACTTTCGTCCTACTAAGAGTGGGGCGGGAATGACAAAAGCTGGTGTTGAATCGTATAGAGCAAAGAACCCAAAATCAAAGTTAAAGACTGCGGTCACGGGCAAAGTTAAAAAAGGTAGCAAGGATGCGAAGAGACGAAAGTCTTATTGCGCTAGGTCTGCGGGACAGATGAAGCAGTTCCCGAAGGCGGCTAAAGATCCTAATAGTCGGCTTCGACAAGCTCGTAAAAGATGGAGATGTTGATGAGTTATCAGGTCAAATTAATCTTTATTGCGGCTGGAGTTTCTATTGTCGTAGGCGTTGTTGGTACATGGTCTACTTGGGTCACTCGTACTTTAGTTACTGTTGATAAAACTACGGCAGTAATGAGTGAGAAAGTAACCAGTAATCATGCTATGCTAACTGTAATACTAAAAAATCTTTCCGTAGAAAGGGTGAAATATGTCAACGTCAGGGACTAGAAACTTTGATCTGAGTATCGCAGAGATAATAGAAGAAGCGTATGAACGGTGCGGATTAGAAGTTAGAACGGGATACGATGCAGAGACAGCTAGAAGATCTCTTAACTTAATGTTTGCTGATTGGTCTAACAGAGGGGTTAATCTTTGGACAGTACGTTCTGCTACTCAAGCTTTAACACAAGGCACTTCGGCTTACACTTTGAACAAGCACACTGTTGACATCTTACAAATTGTTCTTAATCGAGATGGTACGGACTACGAGATGGATCAAATCAGTAGGGCTAACTACGCTACTATACCTCAGAAAACCACCCAAGGAAGACCTAGTCAATATTATTTTGAGAGAAAGATTTCTCCCATTATAAATGTTTGGGCTACTCCAGAGAACTCAACAGATACACTGACGTATTATTACATCCAACAAATGGAAGATGCAGATTATCTGTATAACAATGTGGAGGCTCCCTTACGTTTCTATCCTTGTATGGTAGCTGGTCTTGCATATTATATGGCTATGAAACGAGCACCAGATAGGCTGCAAATATTAAAATCGGTTTATGAAGAAGAATTTGCTAGAGCTTCTGATATGGACCAAGATTTCTTAGATCTTGCTCTACGACCAAGTGGTAGTTATCTGAGGGCAAACTAATGGCATACGCAAGTGGTAAAAAAGCTTGGGGAATTTCAGATAGGTCTGGTTGGAGATACCGTTTAAACACTATGCGGGTAGAATGGACAGGCGCAAAGGTTGGACCAGATGAGTGGGAAGAAAAACAGCCTCAATTAAATCCTCCTCCAGTGACTCCAGATCCTCAAGCACTGCGAGATCCTAGGCCTCAATCCAATCTGGCAGCAGAAAGAGTTATACAATATGGATGGAATCCTGTAGGTATGGCAAGTAATGATGGGTTAACTCCTAACGATCTCCCTGGAACGGGAGAGATAGGAATTGTAACGGTGGTGATAACATGAGTTTTACATATGCAGAATTAAAAACAGCAATAAAACAATATGCAGATAATACGGAGACAACCTTTGTTGCAAATATTCCGATCTTTATAAGAACGGTAGAAGAACGACTTTTAAAGTCTGTAGATCTTACGGATTTTAGAAAAAATGTAACGGGTACTCTACAAGCAAACAGTCAGTTTCTTGCTGTCCCTTCTGATTATTTAGCCTCTTTTAGTTTATCGGCTCAATTTGACGGCACAATATCGGGTGTATCTATTACTCCTAAGACATTCTTATTGCAAAAAGATGTAAACTTTGTTCAAACGTACACGCCAGCACCACAAGATACGACACCTTCTTTGTTACAAGTAGGAAGACCTTTGTACTATGCGCTCTTTGATACAGATAACTTCGTCGTTGCACCTGTGCCTGACGATAAGTATAAGATGGAGCTTCATTATTTTTACAGACCGCAAAGCTTAACCGCACTTGCGGATTCAGGAACAACTTGGTTAAGTGAAAACGCTCCGAATGCTATGTTGTTTGGAAGTTTAGTTGAGGCTACTGTTTTCATGAAGGGTGAGCCCGATATAATGCAGATGTATAATGAAAGATTTTCGGAATCTATAGCTAGGTTGAAAGATTATGCCGAAGCCAGAGAAAATTCAGACGCATACCGAAGAGGGTTGCCTGAGAGACGTAGATCATGAAACTAGCTATTGTAGGATTAGGTGGGAGTTATTCCGATTATATAGCCGCTAGAATACGTTCAGAACATTTCGATGAAGTCTGGGGTATTAATTGCGTAGGTGGTATCATCCATGTTGATAAAACTATAATGATGGACCCCGTATCACGGTTCTTGGATTCAGACGATGCGGGTTCTCAGACAGGCATAGCAAGAAAGTTTTTAGAAAAAAACACTAAACCTATTATTACTTGTGAGATGGATGATCGAGTAAAACATTTAGAACTTTATCCATTAGAAGCCGTAATTAAAGATTTAAACATATGTTATTTTAACAACACTGTTCCCTATGCAATTGCGTATGCGATATACTACGGAGCAAAAGAACTTTGTTTGTATGGCTTAGATTATACATACAAGAATGTAAGCATGGCTGAAGCAGGTAGAGCATGTACAGAGTTTTGGTGTGCTATTGCTACAACAAGAGGTATAAAGATAGAGGTTGCACATAGTTCGGGGCTTTTAGATACAAATGTGCCTGAGAACGAAAAACTTTATGGGTATCATAGATTGGAAGATCCTT